AAAAGATAAAGTAACTGAAACATTAGAAAGTGAAGATGTTACAAAAAGATTTAAAGAGGCAGAGAAATTAATTCTACCTTTTTTATACAATCTTATGAAGAGTGATGAACCTTATATACATTGGCCTAATAGAACACCAATTATTAAGGCACAAATAGAAAAATTTTTACAGATAACAAGAGGTAAATAATGCAAGCAAACTATGACAAATGCTTAGAAACAATTTTACACCATGAGGGTGGTTATGTAAATCATCCTAAAGACCCAGGTGGTGAAACTAATTTAGGCGTTACAAAAAGAGTGTATGAAGAGTTTGGCGGTACAAAAGACATGAAAGATTTAACGGTTGAAGATGTTGCGCCAATTTATAAAAAAGGGTATTGGGATAAAATGAAAGGTGATGAACTACCAAATGGTTTAGACCTTTGCGTTTTTGATTTTGGTGTAAATGCAGGACCAGGCAGAGCTGCCAAGTATTTACAAACAATGATAGGCACCGTTGCAGATGGTGGCATAGGACCAAATACATTAGCTAAAGTTGCAGAATATGTTGAAGAACATGGTTTAGCAAAAGCAATTGACAATTACCAAGAGGCAAGACAAAGTTATTATGAGAAGTTAAGTACCTTTGAAACATTTGGTAGAGGTTGGACAAGAAGAGTTGATGAAACAACTCAATTAGCAAAGACAATGATTAGCTGAGAAGCAGAACCGTTTAAGTCGGAAAGAGATAAATTAAATAATTTATACATGCTTCATAGAAACATTTGAGGCTTGACAATATGAAATATAATGTATATAATATGGATATAAAATAAGGATATAACATGGCAAATTTTGTAAAATTAGATGAGAGTAAGTTTCCTACAACAAAAGGTAAACGAATTGACGGTATGCGTTTCTATGAAGTTGATGGTAAGGCATATCCTTCCATAACAACCGTATTAGGTGCTCAACCAAAACCGGGTCTTGACGCATGGCGTAAAAATGTTGGTGAAGAGGCCGCTAAATGGGAAATGAATAGAGCTGCTAGAAGAGGTAAAGCAACTCACACTTTAGTTGAGAACTATTTAAAAGGTGAATCACCTACAACTAGAGATGTATTGCCTTTAGGTCTATTTGCATTATTAAAACCATATTTAAAACAAATAGATAACATACATTGTTTAGAACAAATATTGTATAGTAAGAAGTTAACAATCGCAGGTCAAGTTGATTGCATTGCAGAATATAACGGTAAACTTTCTGTTATAGATTTTAAAACGGCAAATAAAGAACGAAATGATGAGTGGAACAAAAATTATTATATTCAAACGGCCGCTTATGCATTTATGTATGAAGAATTATTTGGCACACCAATAGAACAGATTGTTATTATAATGGCAAGTGAAGATGGTGCAGGTCGGGTATTCGTAAAAAACAAGACAGATTACTTGTCGCATTTAGAAGAAGCAATCAAATACTTTTATAAATATTACCAAGATAAAATCAAGCAGAAATAATTTAGCCGCATTTTATCCGAAAGGAAAAAATATGTTTAAAAAAATCATATTTGCGGCTGCCTTACTGGTTCTAATAAGTAAAAGTATAGCAACCGCTGAACACAAAACTAAGCCTGATATCAATTCGCAATTCAATGGAATGTATTGGTCACAATTACCTGTTATTTGTGGAACAAATGATAGAGTAGAGGCTTATTTAAAACATTACGAATTCAATTTAGAAAGTGTATCAATGGGTAGAGAGAGTGCTCAACCTGATGGTATGCCTGTCTATATTGTTTCATATTACATCAACAAAGAAAAATCACAAACAATAAGTGTTGTATCAACACCAAACGGTACGGAGAGCTGTATGTTATACAAGTCTTTTGATTTAGTCTATTATGATGGCGAAACAACATAATGGACAAAATATTCTTTATCACGGCAATGCTGTTCAACGCAGAAACATTAGAGTTGGAACCAAAATTCAATCAATCTGTTTGGTTTTATAATAGAATAAATTGTGAGGCATATGTACAACAAAACTTCACGATTTTACATGACGGCTTACAATTATATCTTGATATGCAAGGTGATGAAAGAGAAATACAAAGCATGGGCTGTACAGAAACCACACTAGACGATTTAAGAAAATTAATACAAGAAGAAAACACGAATACCATAGCCGCCTAGGCTTTACATTTTTAATAAATTATGATATATTTAATAGATGAATAGTAAAGAATTTAGTTTAATTATTGAGGGTGTTGTCAAAGACAAGAGGCCTATAACTTATATGGATGCTATAATATGGTATTGTGAAGAAAATAAAATAGAGGTCGAATCAGTAGGCCGTCTAATCTCAAAAGCATTAAAAGAAAAAATACAAGTAGAAGCCAGTAAGGCCAATCTTATTAAGATTGAACAAACAGGTAAATTACCAGTATGAAATATAATTTGCATGACTTCTTTAAATGGGTAAAAGGCACAAAACTAGTAGAACTAGATGATATTGATGTATCAGAGGATCCTGTTAGACCTGAACTTACATTAGGTTTTAGAATCACAAATGGTAGAAAGATATTTGGTCTAAAATATGATGATAATATTGAGGCAATAGTTTGTGTGGCATTTTGTCCTGAAGTACCATTTACCGTTAGAGAAATGGATTACATGTCAAGAGTAGAAGATGGTGATATTGCCATTGCATATACGGTATGGTCAAGAAAAAGAGGTGCAGGTAGAGAGATAATTAATAAATTAAGAGATTGGATTATAGAAAAAAAATATAAAAGATTGGTTACTTTATCACCATTGACACCAATGGCAACACATTTTCATATAAGTAATGGTGCTAAACAAATACATATAAATGATGAAACGCAAAACTTTGAATATAAATTACAAGAAAAATAATCCTATGGCAAAAGAGGTTAGAACTCCAAAATATAAACCACAGGTGGTCAAAGCTAAAAAAGGCAAAGGTAGTTATAAAAGACAAAAAGGTATATGATGTATGGTGGCTTTGATGTATTTAAAACATATTTGGCAGTTAAAAATCATTTCACTACCGATTACGATTATAACAAATATGGTGGTAGAGTTACGGCAAAACTTGAAAGTTTTACAAAAAGACCAGATAGATATTTCTTTCACAAATTGTCTAAAAAATATAATGAAAAAGACATACTGGATTTCTTTGTTAGTAATTTTGCTGTTGATGGTAATAAGTGGATTGGTAATGTATTAAATAATGAAGGTACTGAAAATTATACCAGATATAGAAAGTATAAAGAAGCTTTTGGATATCACTTTAGGAACGATTGTGTATCTATTCTACATGATTTTAGCAGGCGTGGCATTTCTTTTAATGATGGTTTTCGCATTATTAACGGCCAACATCCTAGAGTTTTACGATTACTTATTCAAAAAAAAATTCACATCCAGACCGCCATTGTGCTTGACTCAATTTTATCGTTTAGTAAGGTATGGAATAAAGAAATTAGTGAAAAAGTTGTATGGCCTAAAATCGCACATACGCTTACCAAGTTAAAACCTTTTGTAAACTATAATTTTACAGAGGCAAAATTGATTGTAAAGGAGATATTTGTAGATGGATAAAGAAACAAAAAAACAATTGCTACTTATGGAAAAAACTTTATATAGAATTGAAAAAGATACTATTGAATTAAGAAAGAAGTTAGACGCACATATTGAAGATGTATGGACGGTATATAAACCAATTAAAAAAATTATTGAGAAGTTTAAATTATGGTAAAAGAATTTAAAGATAAGTTTGGCAATGTATTTACACCAGGTAAATTAAGTGATAAAATAAAAGCATTGAACTCATCAAGAGTATTTAAAAAAGTAACACCAAAGTATGATTTATCTTGGTACATAAAATGGTTTTCATCTATTGTAATATTAATAGGAATGGTGTTAACATCAGCAAGTTTAGAACCTTATAATATGTGGACACATTTATTTGGTGTATCAGGTTGGTTGATTGTTGGTATGTTGTGGCATGATAGAGCATTAATACTTTTAAATAGTGTTGCAATTTTTATATTTGCAAGCGGAATTGTTAATTATTATTATGGCTAAAAGAGTTTTTTGTATAGGTAATGGTGAAAGTCGTAAAGGTTTTGATTTAGAAAAATTAAGACCACATGGAAAGATTTATGGTTGTAATGCATTATATAGAGATTTTATGCCAGATGTACTAACAAGTGTTGACCATGGTATTATGCATGAAGTATATCATGCTGGCATAGCACAAAAAATACCAGTTTATTTTAGAGATTGGACAAAAGTACCAGCAATGTCGTATGAATCTATGTTGATGAACGGTGTAAATGAAGTTGACGCAAAAGAACACCTTGATGATATTTTAATTACAAATGATAGAGGGGATAGTAAAGAATATGTAATGCATGGTTCTAATTTAAGTGGTATTATCACCATGATAAAAAAGAATGGTGTAAAGGAAAAAAAGAATGTTAATAATGCCACAATAAAAGTATCTTGGATGAAAGAACCAGATTACTCACATAGTATTAGAGATTTAGAACCTAAACCAGGACAAGTAACAGGTGATTTTGGTTGGTCTGCTGGACCTAGTAGTGGTTATGTTGCAATGTTAAAAGAAAAACCTGAAGAGATGTATTTAATAGGGCATGATTTACATAGTCATAATAATAATATTAATAATATGTACAAAAGCACTAAACACTATACAGCAAAAGAAAATGGACCAACACCTGCTGTTAATTGGATTAGACAATGGGGAGAGTTATTTAAGTGGTATCCTGATACTCAATTTGTCAAGATTAATATAGCGAATGACGGTAGAGATAAAGTAAATATGCCAATTGATGAGTGGTCAGGTCATAAAAATATATCATACGCTGATTATTCCACGCTTGACAATCTGTTTAAATTATAGTATATTAATAAACAATGCGTAACAATTTTACAATTGCAAGTGTATTATTCTTTCTGGCTGAATATAGCTTAAGAGGGCTAAAGGCATGGGCATGGAGGGTTACGGCCGAGTGGCTGAAGACACCATGTTTAGTTTTGAGTAGGGACCTATCTAAAATCAGATTGGACTCTTCCTGGAAGATTGTGGGTAAACCAATAAATCCCACGAAAGACGCATTGTTTATTAATGTATAACAAGAGATAGATTATGAAGAGAGATTTAAAAATACCAAAAGTAACCTTTAGAACAAGAGAAGGTGATGAAGTTGAAACAGATGGCGGTTGTGCTATCGGTGGACAATGGGTAAATAAAACAACAGATGATTACTTCAAAGGTAAAAGAGTTGTAATATTCAGTTTACCTGGTGCATTTACACCAACATGTTCAAGTCAACAATTACCAGGCTTTGAGAGTATGTACGAAGATATAAAATCAAAAGGTATAGATGAGATTTATTGTATATCAGTAAATGATTCTTATGTAATGAATGCTTGGGCTGAACATATGAAAATAAAAAATGTAAAGATGATACCAGATGGTTCAGGTAACTTTACTAGATTTATGGGTATGTTAGTTGGTAAAAATCATTTAGGTTTTGGTAATAGAAGTTGGCGATATATGGCTATAATAAATGATGGTACTATTGAAAGATGGTGGCAAGAGCCAGGTATCAATAACGAAGGATTAGATGATGACCCTTATATAGAGTCAACACCTGATAATGTAATGAATTATTTAAATGCAAGCTAAAACTTGTATAAATAATAACGAGGCCGATAATACAGGCCACACAAAGACAACGAATATTTAAAATATAGGAGAATAAATATGGACTTTGAATCTTTAAAACAATCGTCAAGTAACTTTGACGCAATAACAAAAGCTCTGGAAACAAAACTTTCGCCAGAGGACCAATCAAACAAAAACAAATATCAAGACGACAGGTTGTGGAAACCTGAACTAGATAAAACTGGTAATGGCTATGCTGTTATTAGATTTTTACCTGCTTCTAATGGCGAAGAAATGCCATGGCAAAGAGTTTGGTCACATGCCTTTCAAGATAAAGGTGGTTGGTATATAGAGAACTCACTAACAACTTTAAATCATAAAGACCCGGTGAGTGAAGACAATACTAGATTGTGGAATACTGGTATTGATAGTGATAAAGATATCGCTAGAAAAAGAAAAAGAAAGTTATCATACTACTCTAACATTTTTATTGTTAGCGACCCTAAACATCCAGAAAATGAAGGTAAAGTTTTCTTATTTAAATTTGGTAAAAAGATTTTTGATAAGATTACTGAAGCAATGCAACCAGCATTTGAAGATGAATCACCAATCAACCCATTTGATTTTTGGAAAGGTGCAAACTTTAAATTAAAAATTAGAAAAGTTGATGGTTATTGGAACTATGATAAATCTGAATTTGAGGGTGTATCGCAATTAAAAGAGTCAGACGCTGACATTAAAGCGATATGGGAAAAACAATACCCTCTAAAACCATTTGTAGACCCTAGTAATTTTAAGACCTATGATGAACTCAAAGAGAAACTGAATAGGGTAATTACGGGAACACAAAGCACGACTACCGTAGATGAAGTAGACCTCCCACCACAGCAATCTACAAGTAGCGTGGAAATGCCAAAGGTAAACGAATCTAAGCCTGCTAGTGATGAGGATGATACCCTCGATTACTTTAGTAAATTAGCAGACGAAGATTAATCCTTTCTCTCTCTTACCGAGGTATTAGCCCTTAGCGAGAAATCGCTAAGGGTTTTCTTATAAATAGTGGTATGGCTGTAGATATATTTGAACCACTAAAAGACTTACAAGGCAACAAACTTAAAAGTGCAAGTTGGTATAGGAACGCTGTATCTTTAATTACAGATAAAAGTAGTCCTAGTGAACTATT